TGGCATTGAGAACTATTGCATTTAACGACCAGGTGGCATTCCCATGGTTTGCACCAGCAGGCGTCCAAAGAGGTCTTGTAAGCAACGCAACAAGTGTTGGTTACTTAGATCCAGCAGAAGGCGAGTTTACTCCAGTAGCAGTAAACGAAGGTCAAAGAGATGCTTACTATCTTAACAAAGTTAACCCAATCAGCAACTTCCCTGGAAGAGGCATTGCAGTATTTGGTCAGAAAACACTTAACCCTAATGCATCAGCATTAGATAGAGTTAATGTTTCAAGATTGGTTATTTACATCAGAGAATTACTTGATGATGCAGTAAAACCATTCTTGTTTGAACCAAATGACTCTGTAACAAGAGGAAATGCAAAAGCAGTTGTTGACAAATTCTTAAGTGAATTAGTTACACAAAGAGGTTTGTATGACTTTGTAACAGTTTGTGATACATCAAACAATACACCTGCTAGAATTGACAGAAACGAACTTTGGATCGATGTTGCTATTGAACCAGTTAAAGCTGTTGAATTCATTTACATTCCATTGAGAATTAAAAACACAGGTGAAATAGCAGCACTAGGAAGCTAATCATTAAAAATGGGGGGTAGAAAAATACCCCCCAATAATGATAAATAATATTACTAGAGAGGATAACAAATGCCAATTAATTCACTAAAAAATATTTCGGTTCCTGTTAATGACGGACAGAAAAACGGCACACTATTGATGCCTAAACTTCAGTATCGTTTTAGAGTTGTTGTATCTAACTTCGGTAACTCAACAGACTTAACTGAAATCACAAAACAAACAGTAGATGTTACAAGACCTAACTTAACTTTTGAAAACATTACTATTGATGCATATAACTCAAGAAGTTATATTGCAGGTAAGCACACATGGGAACCTGTTACATTAACACTACGTGAAGATGTTAATAACAGAGTGCAAAGACTTGTAGGTGAGCAACTACAGAAACAATTCGACTTCTATGAGCAAGCATCAGCATTTTCAGGCGGTAGCTACAAGTTCGGAATGGCTGTAGAAGTTCTAGACGGTGGTAACGGTAACTTTGATACTAATGTTGTTGATAGAATCAACTTAGTAGGTTGCTATATTGAATCTGCTAACTACAACTCACTATCATACGCTACAAATGACCCAGTAACAATTACACTATCTATACGTTACGACAACGCTATCCAAACAGAAGAAGACGGCGTAACTAGAACAGCTGGACTAGGTATTTCAGTAGGTAGAAGTACAGCTAATACAACAATTAACACTTCAGAAGGTCCAACTCCTGAATAATAATTAAATTGGCATTTGAAAATTAAAATAGGGGACTTTATGTTCCCTATTTTTTTATGGTATATTTTTGCAGATAAATAATGTATAGGAGACTGCCATGGCCGAAACAAATATGAGAGACTATCAACACGCTCATAGATTATATACGCAACAGCGTATGAATTTCTCGCCAAAAGTAAAATATCTATATCATTGTGTATTTGAACTTACTGCGGCTGCAAGAGCACACGCAAGTATTTCAGTACAGGAAGAGCCATTGGTTAATGTGCTTGTAAAAAGTGTAGATTTGCCTAGTTATAGTGCAAGTGTAGAAACAAGACAGCAGTATAATAGAAAGAAAAATATACAAACACGAGTAGATTATGATCCTATAACTATTAAATGGCATGACGATAATGCCGGTGTTACAATGAGCCTTTTACAAGAGTATTATACCTACTATTTTAAAGATGGAAATTATAATGACGGCACAGGAAGTGCATTAAGCCAAACCTTCGGAACAAGAGACAAATATGCAGGACAAGTTCCTAGTTATGGATTAGATAATGGTACGCTTATACCATTCTTCCAAGAAATAAAAATATTCCAGATGAGTAGAAATAAATGGAATAGTTTTACACTCATAAATCCAATTGTAGAAAGATGGCAGCATGATACTATGGACTCTGCTGATGGCACAGGTATTGCAGAAAACACTATGACAATCATGTATGAAGGTGTTATCTACGATCATGGCGAAATAGAAATTGGTCCTAACGGCGAGCCTAAAACGTTTGGAGATTCTAGAACAGGTTATGACGAAACACCTAGCCCATTAGGAAATCAAGACTTATATCCAAATCAACAATCTAATTATGTGCTTGAAAATCAAGCAACACCGGTGTATCAATCAACTGCTACAATGGCACAAAACCCATTTAGTATTCCTGGGCAAGGAACATTCCCAAGCGGTGTTGTTCCTAATCCCGGCGGACTAGCTGGATTATTGTTCCCAAATCAAAACACAGGAATATTTGCAAGTAATCAGCAGCAAAGTGCAAGAGTTAGAGACGGAAGCGATATAGTAAGCACACTTTTAAATAATCCTAGCGTAAGAAATACGGTTATAAGAAAAGTAGTAGGCACAGGCAATGCAACTGCTTTGGGATTAAATAATCTCAATGATTACAATAGTTTAGAAGACGTTGCTAAAGCAGCAGTCACAAATCAATTATTAGAAAGCATAGGTCTAGGCAATAACAGACAAGCAGCAAATATTGCAAGTGCAGTATTGGATGCAGTTGGTCAAACAAAACAAGTACAAAGATCTGCACCTGCTGTTAATCTTACAGGATTAAGAGTATCTAGTCCCAGACAAGCACAAGACATTGTAGATAGCCTAAGAAATGCTGGCGGACCTCTAACAGATCAACAACAGGCATTTGTAGCAGCAGAAACTGCCAATATTCCTGGATTAGGTGTAGCAACAGAGCAAGAAATATTAGATAGTAACCTATCACCTACGCAAAAAAGATTTGCTACATTGACAATACAATCTCAAAGAAAAGACTACAATCAAAGATACAATTAAGGATTAATTATGCCATCAAATTTACCAGCTAACACTAATACAGATAGTGCCGATTCAGTAAAGAAATTCTTTGACACATATAATAGAGCGTCTATTTCTTATTCAAGCAACGAAGTTGATGCAGTTATAGGGTATTTCCTCAAAAGAGGTTTTGAAGAAACTAGTGCTATAAACACAGCAGCAGTAATACTAGCACAAGCAAAACAAGAAAATTTTAACGTGCAAAAACTTATGGACACATTAGATGGTCTAACAGATGTAAAACTTAGTAATGCTGTTGGCATAATTCTTAATGCTAATAGATCTAAATCAAGTCAGTTAGGATTTAAAACTGATTTTGGCGGAACAAGAATAGAACAACGTAATATTATTCCATGAGTAGAAAGTTTGCATCAGGTAAATTTGATTTAAAGAACCCAGACAAGTATGTAGGAAAAAAGCATCCTACTTATAGAAGTGGATGGGAATTTACCTTTATGAAATTTTGCGACGAACATCCCGCTATTGCACAATGGGCAAGTGAAGCAATACGCATACCCTATCGTAATCCATTAAGCGGAAAACAAACAATTTATGTTCCAGATTTTTTTATAGTATATAACGATCAAAAAGGCACACAACGTGTAGAACTAATAGAAGTTAAACCTAAAAATCAAGCAATGAAAGAAAATCTAGGTCGTTCAAAACATAATCAAGCCCATTACATTGTTAATCAAGCAAAATGGGAAGCTGCAAGAGCATGGTGCAAACAAAATAAAATTACATTTAGAATTGTTACAGAAGATGATATATTTCATAACGGCACAAGACGATAAATAATAGTAGCAGTTAATGGAAGTACAATGACTAAAAAATTAGAAGACTTGTTAAATTTGCCAGACAGTAAAGATCTTATAGACAAGGCAGAACAACAAGAACAAGAGCAAAAACAATACGAAGTTGAACAAGCAGAAACCCTACGTGACATGGCGGAGTTTGATAAAATAACCGCAGCACTACCCCAAGTCAAAGGTCTCGGCGAAATGGCTGATAAAGAACTTAATGAAGTTGCTGACAAAGCTATGAGTGCATATGAAGATCTAATGGACTTAGGTATGAATGTCGAAAGTCGTTATAGCGGTAGAGTTTTTGAAGTTGCAGGCGGCATGCTTAAAACAAGTTTAGATGCTAAGGTTGCTAAACTAGATAAAAAGCTTAAAATGGTAGAACTCCAACTTAAAAAAGAGAAACAAGACAAAGATAATAAACCTTCAGACGGCGGTATGATAGAAGGGGAAGGCTATGTTGTCACAGATAGAAATAGTCTCTTAGAGCGCCTTAAAGGGCTAGATAAAGATAAATAATATATAAGATAAAGGTCATTGCGCAATGAGATCATTTAAAGAAATATTAACAGAATCTAAAAAAGTCTATTCTTTCAAAATCGGAGTAGCTGGTGATTTACCAGAAGGCTGCGAAGATAGTATTAAAGGTTGTTTGCAAAAGTTTGAAGTTGCAAATATGGGTGCAGGAAAGAAAACACCAATCCAAGAACGTCCATTAGATTTCCCCCAGTTACAAAATATGGAAGTTACCTATTGGGAAGTAGATGTAAGTTACCCTACAACACCACAAGTGCTACAAGAGTATATTGGAAAGTGCTGTAGTATAGATCAAGCACACATTATTGTGCGTGGCGCAAATGATCCTAGAGAAGAGTATCAAGAAGCTAAAGATGATGCTCCATACGAAGCAATGCTAGACAAAGAAGACATGGGCGGCGAAAGCGCACAAGAATCAGTCGCAGGTAATAGAGTAATGGATCTTCTAAAAGAACTAGAAACTGCTCGTAAAGAAAGAGATAACGATCCTATGGCAGGCGCACCTGTAGGCGAGTCTAAAGACATTGACGATAGCGAAAATGCAAAAT